TAGTCACCTGTCGCAGAGGATGCACCTTTGTAACCTGTCGCAGAGGATGCACCGCAGTCTTCATCACTTTTTGCTTCTTTTTTAACTCTACTCATGGTAAAATCAATGGCTGCCTTTACCAGTCCAGCAACGTCCAGTCTTACACCGACCTTAATTTTTGTTGATGCAACCTTGGAATCATCTTCACCTCTGTCAAATTCACCGCTCTGCTCCACTTCATGGTAAACAGATTCGTTCGGAGAATAATAATTAAAGCAATCCAGTGGATATTCGCAAGCGTGAAATCCACTATGACAAGCATCTGCTGTCTCCTCTTCGTACTCCTTACCTTCTTCGTACTGGAATCCACGGCAAGTCATGTCTTTGTTGAATCCTTTATAGCTTTTGATAATATCAGCCATCAGTCCACCTCCGCACATTTCAGACCGTCCTCGGTCACTACCAGTACTCCTGCTTCAATCAGCGAATTGATGGTGCTCTCGCTTGCTCTCTCGATAGGTATAATCTGCTTTTTCATTCTTTCTTCTCTCCTTTTCTCGTGATTGTAATCTTCGGGTTCTTCATGCCAATCTGGTCGGCATATAACTCTGCCAGAATGCGCATTGCTCTGTCAGCTTGTTCCTCAGTCATTGCAGGCATCCACATCCTCCTCCCGGTCGATTACAAGGTTGCCGTAGGCAAATAAGATAGCCTGCGATGCGATATTTCTGATAGATAACGTGCTCTCATTCGCCATGTCCACCAGTGCGTTGTACGCTTCCGGTGTCACACGGATGGTGACAGATTCGACATTCTGCTTGCTTTTGTAGGCAAATTTCTTTCCTTTTAATACAAATCCTTTCATAGACGTTCTCCTATTCTTTCAAAAAATACTCTGCTTTTACCTTAAAATACTTAGCTAACACGACAGCATTTTTTAATGTCGGTTCAGCATCAGGTCTGTTCTGCCAGTTACTCACAACGTTCTGTGCAATACCTGTGTCTTTGCACATCTTGTAAATCGAAACTCCTTTTTGTTTGCATAATTCATTGATTTTTTCATACAAACACAATATATACACACCTCCTATCTATATATAGTGGTTGCATATACTTCACTTTTGTGATATTCTTTAGTTGTCACACAAAAGAAAGGACACATCTATGAAGTACTTGCAATTAGTAAAACAAGTTGCTTTTAATTTGTGAACCACTTTACTTGTTTATAATACTTTATATTTGTGAAGTAGTCAATACAAGATTGTGAAGTATTTTATATTTGTGAAGTATTGCTAATTTATGTATGAGATTTTTGTGCAATTATGCAAATCAAAAGGGATAACTACATACAAAGTATGCAAAGATTTAGGCATAAGTCAGGGTACTATCAGTAATTGGAAAAACAGAGGGAATAATTTGTCCACTGCTATTCTGAAAAAGATTGCCGATTATTTTGAGGTATCTATCGAATATCTTATAAATGGCGAAGATGTAAAATGGGATCCCGCAGGACAGACGATGGATTACACCATTTCTCTGTCAGAAGAAGAACAAGATTTACTGATGGAATACCGCAAAGCAGATGAAACCCAAAAAGAAATGATTAGGCGAATATTAGCCTATTCAGATAAAATGTAAAAAGGAGAAAAGCTATGGAAGAACAGAAAAAATTTTGTAAGTTTTGTGGAGAATCTATTGACATGAGTTGTGTTGTGTGTCCAAAGTGCGGAAAACAGGTGGAGAATATCTCCAGCAACCCAAATCCGAATGTCGTAATCAACAACACAAACATGAATCAGAACGTCAACGGTGGTTTTTATCTTGGAAAACCTAAAAACAAGTGGATTTCTTTCTGTCTTTGCCTGTTTACTATCTGCGGGCATAAATTTTATGAGGGAAAAATCGGCATGGGGATTGTTTATCTGTTCACCGCAGGGTTATTCGGTATTGGTTGGTTAATTGATCTCATTTTAATTCTCTGCAAACCAAATCCGTACTACGTATAGATTGATTAAGCCACTTTTATAGTGGCTTTTTCTGTCAGAAAGGAACAGCAATGATTAACTGCGCAATCTACCCACGTAAATCCAAAGCCGTGGACAACTCCGACAGCATGGATGTGCAAATTGATATGTGCCGCCGGTACCTGGATGACAAGTACGGCTCCGGGAATTACACTGCCACGGTTTATGATGGAGACTACGGGATCACAGGACACTCCACCAAAAAGAGAAAAGACTTTCAGCGAATGATGCGGGATGTGTCTGATAGAAAAATCCAGCTTGTTGTCATTCAGCGGTATGACCGTATCGCACGTAATACCCGAGATTTCTGCAATTTATATCACGATATGGAAATCAACGGTTGCAATCTTGTCTCCGTCAGTCAGCAGATCGACACCACTACACCATATGGAAAAAACTTCATGTATATGCAGGCATCAATGGCAGAGTTGGAATGGGCATTAAATTCCGAACGTAGAAAAGATACCATCCGTTATGCGGCATCCATCGGGAAGTCTATACTCCCGGATCACTCTACACCGTTTGGATACCACAACGCTGTCGTGAATGGAGTGCGCAGACTGGTAAAGGAAGAACAATGGAAAGATGCTGTTGCGGATCTGTTTGAATACTATCGCAAATATCGAAACTACTCTGCCACTGCCCGGCATATCAACCAACAGTACGGTACAAGATTTGAGATTCAGGCTATCAAGCGCATAATCCGCAGCCCTTTTTATTATGGATGTTACAAGGATAATGATAATTTCTGCGAGCCATATATATCTAAAGAGGACTGGCAGGATCTCCAACAAAAGAGACCAGTTATACGCACTGCAGGAAACAAACGGACCGAGGTATTATTCTCCGGGATGATCCGATGCCCGGAGTGTAATCGTCTGATGCGGTCCTGTCAAAAAAGCCACCGAAGCGGTAATGTGTATCGGTACTACCACTGCGAATATCACTCAGCCAGAATGTGCGGATTTGTCAAGGTGAAATCCGAGAATCTTATTGAGGAGATGCTACTGAACCGGGTCGATACCTTTTTGGCAGAACGTGAAGCGGCTATGTCAGATCAGAAATCAGAGAAAAAGCACTCGACCAATAATGCATCAAAATACCGGGCAGAGTTGGACAGGCTTAATACAATGTTTTTAAAAGGCAGAATAAGCGAAGAATACTATGACACGGAGTATTTAAGGCTAAATGATTTAATAGGGCAGTATGAAGCTTCTAGGCAGTCTCACGACAGCGTTAAGCACTTGCAAGAGGTGTTTGTGTCAGACTGGAAAGAAATGTACAAGGATCTCGATAAACTGCACCGAAAATTCTTTTGGCGGGATGTGATCCGGCAGATAATCGTTGATGATAACATGAATGTGATTGATGTTATTTTTTTATAACGCTTTTGGTTACCTTATGTGACGGTTGCTTGAGCAAGCATCAGTTAAGGTAGTACATAAAATCCCCCGCCGGATCTGCTCCGATGGGGGATTGCTTCTTAATTATAAAATACCGCCTGTATGCTGTTGTATCCAACTTTTCCGTCTTTTACCAAGTTCAGCTTGCCCTGCACTGCAATGGTCTCTTTTCGCGCATTTTTTCCATACTTGCCGTCTTCGTCCTGATCATGCCCCAAAATCTCATTGCAACGTCTCTGCCACCACTTAACTACCGCTCCTGTGGAGCCAACCTTATAGGTCAGTCCGAATCTCTTTGCCTGCAGACAGATTTGCTGTCTTACGTACCGAGTATTCTTGCCATCTTTTCCATCTTCAGTCAGCTTTCTTCCCTGCGCATCCCGATAACCGTCTGCATTCGCAGCTTTCTGGAAATTCTGAATATTGATATTACAGGTTTCTTCTCTTTGCACCTGTACTGATACCATTTCAAAGTCGGTATAAAAGATATTTATATCACACTTACCACTGATTCCTGGGACAGATCCGGATGATGTATACTGCCAAATATCCGCAAGGTCAATCTCCGCCACTGACAGACTGGATGTATAACGTGCATACCATACGTATACCTTTCCCAGTGCTTTTACGATTCGGTTCATATCAAAGTATTTATTAAGGTAATCTTTGTTGGTATAGATCACCGGGAGATAACCGGCTGCTTTGACCTTTTGCAAAAATGCAATTGCCATATCTGTTGCTAGCTGCTTAGTGACATTTACACCTCTCTTGCGGGCATAGTTGACTGAGTCGTACTCAAAATCAAATGCAATTGGACACTTAGTCCAGTACTTTTTCGCCTGGGAGATACAAAACTCAGCTTCCGCCACCGCCATAGCCACGGTGTAAGCATATGAGAACCAGTAGAGCAGCACCTGCACAGCTAAATTAAAACAGGCCAGTGCATTACTAACATATTTCTCATCGACATTATTTTTTCCGTAACCGGCGCGGATACCGATACGCTTGTATCCTGCATCTCTCACGCGTTTAATGTTGACATTTCCGTTGTGCTTGGAAATATCAGGGCCTTTGTACAATTCTTTTTTCATATTTTTTCTCCTTTTATATTTATAATTTTACTTCTGTAAATGATTGATTTATTTTTACTTTTAATCTCCACCCATCGGTTATCACTCCTTCTGTAAATAATTAATCAACCTACATATTGACTAGTAACTGTTCTACCTGTATATGTTCCAAGTGCCGTTACCCACATACTATCATAGTACATTGTATAAACACCTGTATTATTACCAAGATATACATAATCATTTACGTTCGTCGGTACAGTAAAACTTTTAGTTCCACCAGTCAGGTAACCAAGTAGTGTTGTCCCTATGCATATAGGTACGGGCTCATTATTATATGTATGATCGCAAGTAATAGATATAGATGATACTTGAGCTCCATTAATTATCTCATTACTAATTTGGGTCCTATTAGTGGTTTGATCGTAAGAACCACCCCATCTTCTAGTTAAAGTACCGCTTCCATACGTAGTACTCTTCTTAATTACTCTATACACAGTCATATTACTATTAGCAGTGAAAGTCGCGACCGGACTAGTTCCACTACTACTCATAGACCATCCGACAAAGGTAGCACCGCTAGGAGCCGTACTTCTACTAACAGTAGCTCCCTTCTTATATTTGACAGCAGTACTAACCCCGGCTTCTACAAAAGTAACTGTTACTGCGCTGGTAAATACTTCTACATCATTGTAGATGACTTTTTCTAGAGTAGTGCCGTCATAAATAACGTTATCTACAGTAGTACCATTAAATATTAAACTCATGATATCACATCCTATTTCGTTGTAATAATAAGCGTAGTTCCGCTTAATGACATAGTCGCTTGAGTTCCTAAATTGCCATTTACTGCAGTAAACTCTGCATCAATTCTGCTTTCAAGGTCATTCATATTTTCAGCAGAAAAAGCATCACCTTCCTGGGATAATGTTCCTTCTTCTCTTGCTACTGTTACAAGTTCACTTGTATTATCCTCTTTTGTCAATCTACGTCTCGTTGGAAACTCTGCAATTCTGTCTTTCCATGTTTTTTTTGCAAATGCCATTGTAAATACCTCTCTTTCTTTACAGTAATAGTCCTGTTTCATCACCTGCGAAGATTTCTTCTCCGCAATAATAATTAAAGTTATTCATTAAGATTTCATAAACGTCGTACAGTATTTGTTCGATATTGTTCCATTTTTCAAAATCATTTAATGGTTGCACTGGTGTCGCAGGTGTAGTTGTATGCACCATATATGCTTTTCTTATTTCTGATACATTTGTCAATATCTCATCAAAATATTCTTTTGTTGGGATTCTGGGTACTTCTGATATAGTCAGATTTAATTCCAAAACTTCATTAAGTAAAGAAATGTTATTTTTTATTCGTTTTAAATCTGATGTATTCAAACACCCTTTTAACCCATTGAGGTATTCAACTTTTTCATCTTCAGAATAGGAAGTCCATGCTTTTGATAAAAGCAAAATTGCTCTATCGACATCACTCTGTGATCGGTCCGTTAGCTGGTCCATCCATAAGATCATTATTCAGCAACTCCTCCCTTAATTTTTCATTTTCTTCTTTCAGAAGCTGGTTTTCTTTTTTCAGATTTTCAATGATTTGAAACGGAGTAATTGGATTTAGATTCACAAATAATCACCTCCTGCATATAACTCTGTACCAGTAAATGCATAATCAGTAACGACAACCGAATATCCCCAGCATGTTGCTGTTGATAAGAAACCGCCCACAAGATCAATAGACTGGCTTTCAACCAGTGATGTTGCTGATTGACCCTTAACGTTATTAACAGCCACCCAGTCACCGCTTTGCTCTTTTTCAATGATGTATTTCAACTTGATCTCTTTCCTCAATTTGTAATATCTCAAAAGGCTGTCAGCAGTGTCTTTCATGATATCAGAATTATGTAATGTCAAATCTCCAAACTCTTTAATATTAGCAACTTCATTTGCATCTACATATTCATCATTGACAGCAGTCGTCAGAGTGGTTTTTTCGTATTTCTTTCCAGTAATTGTACATTGGCCGGAGTTCTTCATATTAACGATCATATAATGTACTTTTTTCTCTTTTATTGTGCCAGAAGATACAGTAATCGTAGTCGGATCATATGGGTCTGAAAATTCAATACGTGTATCTCCTGCCGGAAGTGTATCATCGTAAATATTACTTGCATCAACATCAAGCGCATAAACATTGCTTGTAATCGACACACCTGATACGTATTCTTTCAGAGATACCTCAGTATTTCCATTAAATTTTCTGTTGATAGGAATTGTATATTTCACATATCTGTCTGGTTTATATATCTTTATCGTTCCGGTCCTGCTATCATCTGCCAATGCTCCTACGGTAAAACAGCACATCTGCAATGCTTCACGGCAACTCTGTATATCAAGCGTTCCGGAAACAGTCAAATTATACACATCCTCTGATATTTCATAATCTGTAATATTCGCACACGCGAATATTGCTTTTATGATGTCTCCGATAGGTTTGTTGGTATACATTTCTCCCTGATCGAAAGTGTAATTATCCAGCAGACCTATTCGGTCTATAAGTTCAAAACTTGCAATATTTTTGCTGAATGACTTTCCATTAATAAAGAAAACCCCACATGGTATAGGTTCATCGTTGACATATTCTGTCAGAGTAACTTCCTGAGTTTTTTGTATTGCTTTCCATGCTCCGTCATCATTCTCTATATCGAAATCATTGTTTGCATCAATAATAGAGATATTTGCCGTGTTTATGGACAGTGTGGAAGATGTTACATCAACTTCTTCTGTTACTTTAGCAGATTGTATATCTGCACCAGTCCAATCAATCTCCAACCCATAGATGATCCACTGCAGTTCTGCATATCTGTATGGCAATCTTGTTTTTACAAATTCTACTGTAATTTTTTGGTAATTCTCTATTTGCTGTCTGCACACATAGGTGATTGCATCAGGATAATATGTCTTTGATAATAGCTTTATATCATTTACTGCATACCATGTCACAATTATTTCTGCCGGATAATCAAATCCAAAATTAAGTGTAATTCCTGCAGATGTATGATTCTGCGAAAATGCAAAAGTAACAAGTGGATTTGTTGCAAATTTGCATTCAGCACCGGATTGTTCTTGCGACATAAAAGCTATATCGTTCGGATTATTAATTACCGTTTTACTTCCATCAAGCACGAACTGATTTAATTCTAATGTTCCATATTCACTTACTGCCACCTTGCCATTTAGCAAAGACACATCCGCAATATCACTATTATCGTTTGTGCTTGGTGTACTGTCTGCCATAGCTGTCACGTCTGCAAATACCATGTGTGCTTTGCAATATGTTTTTCTCATATTTACCAGCTTTCTGCAGGTTTTACGGCAATAAACTTTACATTAAATCCGCTCCACCATGTCTTACTACCTTTTTCATAAATCATTTTTACATTTAATTTGTTAGGATACATCAGGAATGTAAGTTTTCCCATTGGAGTCCATATTTGCACATTGTGTCCGGTCCCATTATCAATTCCTTTGCTGGATAGCAATTTATACAAATCCACAAAGTCCTGATTCGATGTATCCACGATACCAAAAGTCAGTGACTGATTATGATAAACCGCACCTAATTCATAATTAAGGTTATAATCCTCTGTACGCTCTGCATATTTATATATGAATTCTGTATCAAGAGATACATCTGTCACAGCTACATTATAATTTTTCCCATCAACAGTTATCATACAGTCACCGCCTTTTCAAAGTTTCTGCCAACACGGTTGTTTTCTCTCTCTATCTTAAATTTAAGAAGTCTGATAAGAGCATCCATGTCACCATCAGCGGAAATATATACATCTCCATTTCCACCGCCAAATCCGGATTCTGAAAGTGCTTCTATCATAGCCTGCTTCATAGTTGACAGAGGTGACACAACCTCAGTTTCCCGTTTGTTATCACCTAGTATAGCAGCAAACTCTCTTGACTGTCTGGGAACAACCGTACCACTTGCCAAACGGGGCAGTGATACTGGTGTGATGTTAAATCCAATATGCTTTCCGCCAATGCCGGGAACGATATCAGGAATGTCAAAGCTGATTGCATTCAGCGCGCCTATAATTCTGTTGATGCTTCCCTCAACTATATCAATGATGACATTAAGAATGCCCTTAAGGACATCTTTTACACCTTCCCATGCCTGTCTCCAGTTTCCTGTAAATACTCCTGTGACAAACTTAATCAATCCGCTTAAGATGTCAATGACATGGGATATTATGTTTTTAACCATTGTCAGAAAAGGCTGTAACTGACCAGACATTAACTGGATGCATACCTTCCATTTTATCGATACAATGTCCAATACGGTTTTCAGAAACTCAAATATAGTTCCGATTTCTTCCGATTTTTCCACGAACATATTTCCCATGTCGGAGAAAAATTGAGACACATCGTTCAATATTCCTACGAATGTTTCTCCAAGAAATGCAGCGAAAGGAGCAAACACTTCATTCCATATCTCACTCAGATATGGGGAGATCACATCAAATGCCTTATTGCAAGCTTCTACTGCACTGGCCAATAGATTGAAGAATGCCGGTAGTGCATCTTCAATTACGAAGCTACCGAGCGGTTCTAAAACGTTCTCAAACAGCCACAGCAGACCGTTACCGATATTATCAACTATCGGTTGCACAGCTACCTTTAATTTGTTAAAGCTATCAATCAGCGGATCAAAATTTACATTTGCAAACCAGTTCTGAACACTTTCTTTGATAGGATTAATGATGGATTTTATTTTGTTTGCCAATCCCGCAATCTTACTCTCAATCGGTGCCACTTTAAACATCTGATTCGGATTGACAGATCCACTACCACCAGAAGATGATGTTGACCCGTTATCTTTTGTATTCAGTTCATCAAATGCATATACAGATTTCTTTGCTTTCTTAGCCGCCGCCGCGGTCCCGTTAAGGCTCTTTGCATAGTTCTCCTGCACCTTGATAGACTTTGTGAATGTACTTGCTCCGGTCAGTGCCGCAAAAAACTGCCCGACATAATTCATAGCAGTGCTCAACAAGCTGATAAGCCTTGTCAGAATCGGTTCTATTACCGTCAGAATCGGTGAAAATGCCACAGCAAAGCTATTCTTTAGCTGCGTGAGAGCCGATTTAAGGTTGCTCAATGCCGTGTTGGTAGGATTTACCCCATCATTGAATTGAGCAAGGTTCTTGAAGCCCTCAACCATCGCAGAGCGCAACTTATTGATAAGTGCTATCAGACTTTGAACTCCAAAAACATATTTAAGCATGGTTTTTAAACCAACTTTGAAACCTCCACTGCTTTTTTTAGCAGAATCTCCCATTTTTCTGATAGATTTAGATGCTTTTTCAGAAGCGTCTCTGATATTCTTAATACTATTTGCCTTATCTTCCATTCCGTTTTTAGAATTTTCCAAAGACTGTATTTCTGCATTAAGTCCAGATATGTTATTTTTTGCCCTATCTATTTCAGAAACAAGTGTATCGTAATACTTCAAATCATCTTGACTTGGAGCAATTCCAATTTCTTTAGATGTGGAAAAAATTCTATCCATTCTTTCTTTTGTTGCTTCCAAATTTTTTATATAGGACTCTAAATTAGAAATTTCCTTTTTAGCTTGGTCTATTCTAATTTCAGTATCAATTACAACAGCATTATTTGCCACAAGCACCGCCTATCCGAGCAGTTCCTTGAGGGCCTTTTCGTCTTCCTCGCGCTCCCGCTTCTCCTGCTCTGTCAATTTATCCTTAAGCAGCACCACATCCTTGTTATCCCGGATGTAATCCTGCTCCCACTTTTCCAATTTCTTCCCGGTGGCTCTTTTCTGGCGTATGGATAGGATATGAGTAAAAGTACACTCGCCTATCTCCATGTACGCTGACAGAAATGTCCACCAGTGCATATATTTGTCCGCGCGGATTTCTCTTCCAACCACACGGTTTACTGCAGGGATGATCAGTGTTGCATCCTGCTCCCAGTCCATTACCCGCGGACTTGGTTTGTCCGTATTTTCGACACCCATGTCAATAAATTCTGCAACACCTTTGAATGCATCTTCCAAATCCTCATCAGGTATGCTGTCGGGATCCTCAAACATGATCTGCCGGATAATCTCACTTTGGATGTAATTTGTTTCTGCCGGTGTATCCCCGGTCATATCCTTGTCAGATAGGGCGGTCAGCACATCCAACACCGCCCTATAATCTGTCCTGATAGGATATTCATGTCCGTTTGCTGTCACGGATGTAGGTAATTCCCATAGATTCATTCCAAACCTCACTTATGGTACTTACTGGTATACTGGTTAATTTTGGTCTGTACCTTTTCGAATCGCTTGCCGGTCTCTGCTTCAATCAGCTTGCCGATAGCATTGAGCACGTTCTCCACGAAAAACTCACCGTTGGCCAGAACAGTAAATGGGGATGTGATGGAGAAGAAACTCTGCGATACGTTAGAATTGAACAGATAGTCAATCTGCTTATCCAGCTCTTCTTCCATTTCTTTCACAATGTCAACGATATCCTTGCGCTCATCCACATTGTCTGCGATATGGCTCACTGCTTCAGCTACGTGCTCATACCGCTTGACCAGTTCCACATCCGCAGGATTCATTTCAAACTTACCGAGCACTGTTCCGTTCTTGTCCTCAATGGTGTACTGTTCAAGTCCTCTATCAACTACGATTTTTCCCATATTCTTTCATCCTCTCTTTCTTATTCTGTGTCGCCCGCTGTGAATGTAGGCACCTTAGCAGCAATGGTTGCGGTTCCTTTGGTGCGGTTTCCGTCATACCAAAGATTGAAGTTGATACCAAGTCCGGAAGTATCACCGCCATAAGAAGTGATCTCCACCTTGCCATCCTCTTCCCATGCATCGTATTTGTTTCCGGCATCAGTCTTGTCAATCAATACTTCAAGGATTTTCACCTTGCAGTCATCACCGGACTTGCGGTTCATGGCAATATCTTTCAAAAAATCGTAAATGGAATCTGTCGGATCCGCGTGATACGGTTCGACACTGACCTGGGGAGAATACCCCGTATCGCTAACAGAAACATCACCGGTGACATCGCGGGTCTGCTCAAAAGAGCCATTCATTTCGACACTCATGTCGTCAATTCCTTTTCCCAGCAAGTAATATGCCGGGGAAAGAGTACCGCTTGCCGGCTTCATGTACAGTGCGTGTGCTTCTCGCTTTAATTTAGACATAAAAAATAACCTCCTACCTATAACTGTTTGAGTGATTAGGTTAGCGAGCGGCTTCCATATTGCCGCCCGGTCGACTTCTACAAGTCAAATTCATTTTTATAAGTTGCTGTGATGTTAATGATCCAGTTCTCTGCCTTGTCCTCGTTAATAGAATCAAGGTATGAAGGACTTACTCTCTGTATCTGCTTGAACTCCCTATCCCCCGTAAGAATCGGATACTCTTCCAACCGATACTCTGCATCATTTACCGTTACGGTCTGCCGTTCCAGCCATCTACCAAGATTATCAAGCCACTCCTTGACCTTTGCCTTTCGGCTCTCTGACAGTCCGCTTGCCCGGTAAACTACGATGAATGGGTAATCGCAGATCTGCTCCACATGGCCAGTCACATCCGTCTTTTCCTGTCGGATTGCGCTTCCTGTTGATGGAAACACCGCTTTCCCTTTGGAATCCCCCAGTGTAGCGTATTCGATGGAATCTCCAGGAGATAACCCTGGATATTGGTTGATAAGATCCATCAGAGCAGTAGTGACTACCTCTTGTCCGTCAAAATCGTATCTTACTTCTTCTTTTTTATCTGCCATGATCCCCCTACTTTCCCGTGATCTCAAAATGCGGTATAACTCCCAGTTTTGACACGGAAGTTACGGCATATACACCGTCATAGGTGCTGTTCATGTAATCGTAAAATCCGTTCTCATAGTCATCATCCGTAATGGGATCTTCCGTCCATTCCCCCACATAAAAAAAATCGAATTTCTCACCCGGTGTGAATGTGATTGTCTGTGGCAGAAGATCATTTGTCTGTCTGTCCCATGCCTTTGGAGTAAGATAGCTTTTTCCGGCAATCATATCTCCTGCATCGTACCGAACATTCAGAACCACATTGTCCTTAGACTCTTCACCGTACTTCTGTACGATGGCCGAGCGGTCTGCCATGACATTTACATCATGCAAAACAGTAGGGTACCACATATCCCCAAAACGGCTCTCATATCGGTTGAAAATCGTTACTGTATCGGAATACATAGCACCCTACCTCTTTACTCTTCTTTATTAAATCTTTTCCATAGTTCCGAGAATTTCTCCCAACCGTACATAGCCACAAATGCCACGATAAATCCTGCTATGATGGCTGCAAGAATCATGTACCATAAGATAGCCTGCTGGATGTACTGCATATATGCGATAAATACAATCACAGTCAGTCCGATGGACAATACAAACACGAGAATGTCGGTCGGAATCTTGGAGAGAAAACTTACACCTTTAAATACCTGTGTAATTAAGGAAACAAGGAATGCCAGTATCCCGATAATAGTTAATAGCTGCGCAATGCTTGTAATTGCAATTTCCATGTTACACCTCCGTATAATAGAATGGATATGCTCCACCAAACAGAAGATTTACTCCGTTTTTGTCTTTTGTACCTCTCAGGTATTCGTTGATGGTATCCGCATATAGTCTTGATTGTGCAGATTTGTCTGACAAGACCTTGCCTATCAGACCACTGCCAGTATCATAAGATATACTTTCGTTTCCTGCTGATACGGATTTCACCGTCTTATTTCCCTCTGCTTCTGTTTCTGCCTTTTCAATCTTTGCCATGATGTTCACCAAAGCACATTCACAGCGTTTGACCGCTTCGGCATCGTATGCCACATCCGGGAACGCAAAATCCAGCTTGCATCTACCATCAACACCCGTCACAGCATTCTTGACAAGCTTTTCAGCGTTCCAAATGAGCCGATTAAAAACCTTATCATCAACAGTAGTCCCGTATAAATTTTTGTAAAAAGCATAGTCTACATACATACTGATTTACCCCTGTTGTGCTAAAAACTCGTCAATAATGTCTGCCTTCTTCGTCTTGGTTATGCTATAGCCCAACTCATAAGCCAAAGATCTGATTTCAGCAATCGTCATGCCATTCAGATCTTCGGCTGTGTATCTGCTTAAGCTATATCCTGTTATTCCCCCAGGCTTGCCGCTGCCGCCTGAGTGATCGTACCCTTTACAACACCTGCGGTCATATCAGCAAAGATCTTGATACCGGATAAGATGGTGTCATCTGCGGTCAGACGGTCGTAATCAGCGTACTCATGAATTGCGATCATTCCAGTCTCATCAGATACAAAGCTGAATGCCTTTGCAAGATCGCTCTCGTTGGCAGGAACATAGTAACCAACCATGTTCTGCTTTGCGGTTGCGAAGAATGTTCCGGCAGTGATTCCGCTGTTGATGATCACAGTACCAAGACCGAGGAAATTCTCAACATAGGTGAAGCCGAATGCATTCTGTACAGTGATCTGTGCCTTACCCAGATAATCAGCAATGTCAGTGGGATTTACAAAGTAAACCGTATCAACATTATCGTTCTCGAATGCAATCTGCAGCTTAGCCCATGCCTGTGCCAGTGCAGCCTGGATACCTACACCAGTTACGGTAGGCTGTCCAGAGATGGTAAGGGAGGAGATGATTCCGCTTCTGATGCCGGTCTGAATATCCTGCAACATCTTTGTGCGGGTCTCATTTACCGCCTGATCATATCCCTTGTCCAAAATGGCTTCTGCGGAAGTGGCTTTTCTCCACTTGTCAAGGGTAATCTCTCCGATGGGTGTATCTGTAGTGGTGTACTGGGACAGAGGAATGATCTCACCCTCGGGAACAGCACCGCTCTGAAGAGTACCAGTTACGGTATGTCTCTTAAGTAAAGTACCTGCCTGCTTGGGAATCAGTCTCATGACACCGAGCAGTTCCATCAGCTTCTTGGTGGAATAGCCAAAACTGGACACGAAATCAATCTGTCTTGCTGTCGCAAGGTTGGCATTTTTGATCAGATTCTCTTCTGCGGCTGTCGTAATGTTTGCCATAAAAAAATACCTCCAATAATTTTTGTTGGTCAGCGATCCACTCAACCTGTGGACCGGTTAGATAGGTTACTGGAAGAGACTAGGATTATCCGCAATCAACTGTGCACGCTGTTCCGGTGTATACTTGAATCTTCCCTTGTCATCGGTAGCATAGATATCATCCTTGGATTTGATACCGCCACCATTGTTACCGCCCCTATTTACGCTTGTAAAATAAGGAGTAACGATATCCTCTGCCTTAAACAGCATCTTGCTGTCCTCAGCTTCTGACAGAGCCTTAATAGCACTTTCAATATCAGATTTCTGATTTTTGGATGCTTTCAGAGTGGGAATGTCAAGGCACCCCATGATAGCCTTTTCATTCAGACCGTTGGCAGATTTGATAGCTTCTTTCAGCAGATCATCGAAATCTCTGTCAGCAATCTTCTGCTTATAATCTTTCTCTGCATCTTCTGCTTTTTTCTTCCAGTCCGCAATGGACTTGTTCAGCTTTTCAACATCAACCCCATCAAAGCCTTTTAAGGTCTCTTCCGCGGTATCAGCCCTGCCTTTTTCCTTGTCACGCTCCACGGTCATATCGTCCAGTTTCTTCTGAATCTTGTCGATATCCTTGCCGTTCTCGGCCATGACAAAATTGATCTGCTCCTGAGTTAATCCCTGTGCTTTTAATTCCTCTGTTTTCATACAATCCTCCATATTAGGTTGTTTTAGGTCTGTAACCATCGACCATGTTGTTGTGTATGCTTGTCATTTTAGGTCTGCCGACCAAACTGCACGAACCGGAATCGAACCGATATTGCGCCATTTCCATAGCGCAGTTTTTGCCATTAAACTATCATGCAGGGCTTTCGCCTTTAGGAGAGGTCTGAAAGAATATAAGAATGCCTACGATTTAATTTTATCACACTTGTTATTTTATGTAAATATTAAATATCTAGTGTTTTTATATCGCATGTTATTTCACGTAAAAAGAGAGCAGTTTTATCTGCCCTCTTCTGATTTTACATTCTCTCAAGCATCTTAACGTACTTGTCGATGGTCTCCCGCTCTTCCGGTGTGTCAGCATCACGCTTAAGTTCCTTCAACTTGTTGTGCATGTCTCCCATAAAGTCCTCAAGGTCTGCGAGCATACTCTGCTTACTGGCCATAGAATGGTCATTTCGATACATCCGCTTGCTGTCCATGTATCTTCTCTCAGAGTAATCACCATCATCATATGAGTTCCCATCATCGTATCTGCGAGAATACCTTCCAATGCTGTCTCTCTTGGCTCTCATCCGTCCTCTTTCCTGACTGTATCGGTCATCATCGTACTCTTCCATGCCCTCAACAGTCTTGAGATCCTTGTACATATCAATCAGCTTGAATGCGGTATCAAGATTTCCAGTGGTCAACCCCTTGTCCGCAATCTTGTCGATTTCCTCGCAAATTACATTTAACATCTTGTCATGTCTCATCATGCTCACCTCACATTCTCGACACGCAGAGTGCCGCTTACTGTCACACCTGCAGTATCAATCTGCAAGCCGACATTCGCAACATTAGGATACTGCGCCAGTACGGTTCTGATCGCATCTACAATCGGCACTGTCACAAATCCAGCAACTGTGGTGGTGGCTGTTACTGTCGCTCCAGTAGCAACACCGTCTGCCAGCACCGACACAACAACATTACCGGCAACCCCGGACAGTGTAAGCGCGGCATCAATGTCCCACAGACCGCCGGTCCGCAGAGACAAAAGGCCGTTGCTGTTTGTGATTTTGCTGTTGGTATTTTTTACAGTCTGAAAAGGGATATACTGTCCAACCACAGAAGTCCATCCAGTTACTCGTCCTAAAAACATAATATTCACCTCTTTCTGTCAGAAAAAGGGCGCACCCGCAGGCACACCCTATTTCCGAATAAGCCTTACGCTCCGATTACTCGCTATGCAATTGTGGTACCGTTATAATACCCGCCACAAGTCTGTCCACAGCAACAGTACGGGTTCTGTACCACGTATGCAGGTGTAGGACTGGGTCTCAACTGGTTTACAAGGTACTGGTTCTGTGCGCTCTGAGATGCTGCAAGCTGTAAGGAATTGATCTGCTGATTCTGCTCAGCAATACGCTGATTAAGAGCTTCAACCTTGTTAGCCTGGATTGCTTCAAGGATTGCACGGGTTCCTGCGTTCTGACTTTCAATAATATCTCTAGTGTTATTAGAGTTATTGAAATTCGTCTGGCAGAAGCCACTCTGAATCGCATTGTTGGTTGTATTAGCGTTCTGCAGTGCATCATAGCGGTTCTGGCAGCAACAATCTGCGATCTGAGTCTGCAAACCGTTGAATCCCTGCATCATTGCCACATTGGTAGCATTGCCCTGAGTCAGAATGTTGGTGTTCACACCATTGATAAGCTGTGCCTGCGTGTAAAAGCCATCGCACATCCCGGTGTTGACACTATCAATCTTGCGCTCGATGTTGGCGAAGTCAGAAGTCAGAATGTATCCGTCTGTTACAGATCCCGAACCACCGCCAAAGCCGAAGCCATTTCTGCCCCAACCGAAGATCAGGAACAATACGATCCACCATGCACCGTTACCGCCCCACATACCATCATCGTTACTGTTTCTGTTACCCTGTAAGAGAGCAACATCACTTGCTGATAATCCGTCTGTCATTATAATCTCCTCCGATTATGATTTATTTGCTTAAAGCCGTGTCGACCCGACTTATTGCCGTAGTAAATATTGCATCTGCTGTGCCATTTGCTGTGCCTGGTTAAGCTGTTGCTGATTGATTTTCCCCGACCGGAGCATATCCATCAACATGGTTTGAGGATTAACTCCATGCATCTGCCGGCAGAATTGATTAAACTGCTGCACCATAGACATAGGGCTGTCCTGATTAACCTGATTGTACAAAGAGTTACTCATTCTCTGTCACCTCTTTCTTTCTGACAGCCGGCTTGTTGGAAGATTTCATTTGTCTTTCCAACTCTTCATATTTTGCCTTCAAATCGTCAAATTCGTTCCGTGTGATAAAATTATCACTGGATTGATTTAAGGCGGTCTGTGAGCCTTGTGGAGCGTTCTGTGTGCGCTCTGTGTAATCAAATACACGTAGTGGCAAAGGCATACCGCTTGCATCTGCTGACTTGAGGTAAAAGCACTGGCTCTCGCTGTCCATCAGCAATACGGATTCCCCTCTGCCAACGATCCATGACTTCGCACCGCTTTCCCCCGACACCCAGTTAATACCATTAGATGAGGGAGCAGGATAGGATGCTTGCGATTGCATAGTCGGTAAAGCCTGTGGCTGATAGCCGGTCTGATAATTCATGTAAGGGTTCTGCGGATACGGCATTGTTCTTTTCCTCCAGTCTATTCAGTTCGTCCATGATATCCCTATCATCCGTGGATAAATAGAGATTGCTATAACCTTTTTTCATACTTTGATTTTAAGGCACAAAAAAAGAGCCTACCATTTCGGTAAACTCTCAAAAAAATATCATTATTATTGCTACCCGGCATTAGTTTGCTGTTAATAGTATTTGCGAAGAATAGAATGATTGCCGACATTCACTTACTTTTGACGTACGCTATTAACAATAATGATATATTTTTTCAACTTTTTGTTTTATGCGTTTATTTAGCCTATTGGCAGTGCTGAGAGACACGTTCATGCGCTCTGCACATTCTTCCAGTGGTACATCCACGCACCGCATATCAAATAGTGTGCGCTCATCCTCTGTAAAATTACATTCTGCCAGCAGATATCTAATCTCCGGCATTGTAAATTCACAGATTTTCAATTTTTATCCCCCACTACTTGGAATCCGCAAGATATTTAATCATATTGTCCTTGGTCGTTTTTAGATTCTCTACGTTGTTCCCGGTCAACTGCGCATCAATCATTGCTATCATTCCTTGGCAGAGAAGAGACTGCGCATTTTTTATAGCTTCTATGGATTCATAATCATTATCAGATTTCTTTTCCAACTCTTCAACACGCTTTCCTAACTTTACCGCTGGGTTAATAGCTTTCCAAACAATAGCAACCGCACCGCCTACAATCGAAACACCGCCACAAATCGAAAGAAATGTGTTCAAAAACTCCATAATAATTATTCTCCTTTTGTACTTTTATTTCTGCCAGTAATACAATGGTACTTCCCGCCCGGAATCCCACGAATCATAGTAAACACCGTCAATCACGCAGACAACATGGCCTTGCAATGCAAGGACGTAAATACCGTCCGTGTGCTCTTCGGAAAATTCCGCTACCGTGCAGTCACAATCACAGATTTTACGATGATATCCCTTGTCTGCAAGCAGTTTACCCCATACACGGTTGGCAGATGGCATATCCTTCAGCCAGTAGGCATATGCGACCAGTTCCGAAAAGCACTTGTCCCAGTCCATACAAAAAGCCTTGCACAGTGCCCGGACAACGCAGTCACCGACCGTGGCTCCGTTCGGATTTGGATTATAATATGTGTACATCATATCACCCCTATTCCCAGTCTGTCAGAATAATATGGCAGACCGTATTTTTTGCAATGTTCCTGGTACTTCTCGACAGCTTTCTTAATCTTTTCTGTCAAGAGTGCAATCTTGGCATCCGTGTCCTCATTCCGTGGGATCTGCTGCAGCGCCTTCCGCTCGCCTTTCATTCTGCGGATGCTCCGCTCCATTGCCCGCTGTTCCTGCTCATGCCGATACCGTTCATCATTCTCTTTCGGGTCAATCGGCTCATCATGATTGATATTGATTCCAGGAAGCCACATTTGAAACGTATGGCGGCAGTTTATACCGATGATTCCCTCAATCTGACCGTATCCGCAAGTCTCCACAAAATCAGGGTAGTTATATTTCTTTTCTACCATGAGTTTCTGCTTCAGTTCTTGCAAATATCCAAATTCGTCATCCTGTATCGGAACAGATGTCATGTTTTTATTAAGCACATCCTTTGTCCAGTCAAGGGAATAAATCTTACCTTGCCACCATGAATGGTTTGTGTAGTCATCATGCTTGGTAACTCTCGCTCCCAAATGCTGGCTGACTTTGACATACTGGATTCCCATTTCTGCACAGCGTGTAAGGGTAATTTCACTGCTTGCCTGGTTGATGCCGGTACGGACCGCCCTTGCAATAGCAACATCAATCTTATCTGTGTGCCCGGTGGGATATTCTACTGTCGTGATTCCTTGTTTAGCAAGCTTTTCCACAACTTCATTGACAGCTTGCTGCACCGGCACTCCCGCCTGTGCTTTCATAAAAGCATCGTCACAAGCTTGTATATATTCATTCTGCACAGATATTGCAGTGGTCTTAGTCAGATTTCTGACAGTGCCGTTCGTTCGCTTGTATGCGTTTTCCAGTTTCATGATCTCCATACGGGTCATGTTAAGATCCTTGGCAGACCGCGGAATGTTTTCAAAAGTATATTCCGGCATCTCCAGGTTGATGTTGTACTCATGGATCATTAATTTTGAAAATTCATAGTTGTATGCTGCTATGGTGTTAGCAGATTCTAAAAATGCCTTATGGATCTCTGAGGATATGTCCGGCAATGCATCCTCTATGGTCTTGCGGATCTCGTCAAATGTGTATCCGCTCTGCACAATCTGATGCAATTTATGGATGGTAGACGGCATCAATATGTCTTTGCCAGTGTAAAAGGCTTCTACGATCTTTTTTACAACCTCTTTCAGCAACTGGTTATTCAGACGATTGACCGCCAGTTCTACCCCTTGGATCACCTCATTCAAATATTCAGGAGTTATCAATTATTCAAGTCACTCCCCTCTAATACCCGTCTGACTACTTCCACCCAGTCATCACCGTATCTCTCAATAGCTTCCACATCCCACAAGGAGATTGCTTCAGGGTTTGTATAGTTCAGCGGTTCTCCGCTTGGAATCTTGGTTACACCCTTGCGGCTCCACCATTGTCCTTCTTTATCTGGCAAGATACCGTAAAAGCCACCAACCCGCCACACCGGGTCAATATATTTCTCGCCCATGTACATATAATGCGCATACGGCAGAGTAGGATCATACACATGGACTTCACCCGATCCGGCAGACACTTCATTCAGAGCGTTGGTTCTGCGAATCAGCTCCCCGTCTCTCCGTGGCATATGCCGTTTCATATCGTCCCATACCTGGTTGTCCAGCGCAAGCTGTGCCCGGTCAAGAGCCGCTCCCAATGGCTGAAAGTTAATATCTATCCGAATACCCTTTTCCGTCCGATGGATAGAGTACTTATGAAATTCTGATGCATAGTAATTCTTGTCATGTGCCACTCTATCACCCCTTTAGGATTTTTTAGAAAGGAGGCTATAACCGCTTATTCTCTCACTTCTCGGTCAGCGCAAATGCAGAAGATGATAAGTTATTTGTGTTCTATCTCATGCTTAAATGGTAAAAGAGCAATCAAATTACTCTGGAAACAGCATTTCTTCCTTGGGCTGGGCTTCATCTACCATAGCTTTGGCTTCTTCCTCGCTCATACCCTCAAATTTCTCAAAAAACATCCATGCCGGGACTTTACCCGCTTGAACATATTGCCACCACCGCAGGCGGTCTTCTTCTCGATTATATGTAATGTCTCCGAAGTCATATGTTACTTCATATGTTCCGGCCGGAGCCAGTCCGTAAAGCGTAGCCATCACGTCCAGTGCATAGATGGTATCATCCAAACAGTCCTCTAATTTGTCCCGGACATCCTTGATAAACTGGATTGTTCTGCGGTCATCAGATTCTACCTGCGTGGCGGTAACCATTCCGGTTTTTTGATTAAATACGAAATAGCCATTACTAAAACCAATCTTATATCCGATTTGCGACAGAATAGCATTGATTCCATCAAGTCGGGTCTGTGTCTGCAAGGTGGGATTGATCTCCTGGTAGAAATCATCTGATCCGTTGCCCTCTACCATCTTGACATAATCCGGCATACCCATCTTTTCTTTCATTCTGCCTGCGGCAATAGTGGGATCAAGTCTGAACAACTCTGAAGCCTGGAACGGGAACAGCTTGTCAGAATCCATCAACACTGTGCGCTTGCTGTCCACGATCTCCTTGCTGTTTCGGCTGTAAGCAATATCAAGGTCTTTCAGTTCCTCGATGGCTTCTGCGAAGATAGGCATGGACAGAGGGCTGCATATGTCAATATTATTTGCCTGCGGTGTGCGCAGGACACCATATAAAGGTTGGTCTATTCCACCAATAACGGCACTTTCAAGAAGTCTATTCCACGGTGTCTCTGAGATATCAACCTTTTTGTAGGTATCGTCTTTGCTCTTGCCCTCATAGCACACATTGTCAATCAGATAAGAGCCATCATCGGCAAATCTGTGATATTCCAGTCGGGTGTACCACAGATCCTTTTTAACTTTTTCGGAAAAATAGAAGATAACACCAGTTATTTTATCATTCACGCATTCCGTCACCAAGAATCTGTCCGGTGTGAACAGATCAATCCCTGTGCCGTTTGGCTTAAGGATCACTGTGCCGTACACGCAGCCATATTCTACCCAGTGCCGGAGATTAAAATACACATTCTCAATCTGCTGCTGCAACCAGTCTGCCCGCGCAGATCCATCAACCGTGATCCCGATGGCGAGAGTGGCAAGTCGCGCAACCTCGGAGCAGATAGACTTCGCAAAGTTGATAGTCTTGATATGGTCTTTCTCATCCAACCACTCCGGCTTGCTCTGATAGATCTGCACACACTGCTTGATAAATTTGTCCATCGTGTCTGTGTTGATAGCATCCACCAGGAATTCATCTTCCGCTTTTCTCTTTAACAGCATATTTACCCATCCTTTTATAGTCTGAATCAGTCCCATTTAGTTATCCTCTTTTATCTCATCAAACGCTTTATTGACTATAGGTATAATGTGAGCAATCCAATCGACTAAGTCCTCATTGTTTCCATATACCACACCGCATTCTTGCGCTACGGCATGGATCAATTCATGTCTGACAACATGATCCGTTCTTCTTTGCTTTGACTCTTCAGAAATTCCACCCATATATTCCGTTGCTCTGACGATGATTTCTTTGTCAAACACTCTGCAAAGACCATCATTTTCTCCCAACTCTGGGTTATTAAGGTCATCAACCTTGAAAGAGTATGGTGTGCCTAATATGTTTACCGTCTTCATCATGCGCTCGTACCTCGCTTGTTGCAGAATCTTTCAAGAGCATATCTCGTTGCATCTATCAAGTGGTTATTCTCATCGGGATAACCGCTGATTATTTCTCCGTCCTTGTCACGCTCGTATTCATATTCCGTAAATTCCTTGTATGCATTCGGAGTCCTGCGTGGGTCAATTACAATTTTGCGCCCTTGCAGCCACTTCATGCCGTATTCCACAGATCCAGGCCCTTTAATTGCATTCTTGGCAGGGAGACCTGCATCTTTGTAATCGTTGGTAGATTTTTTCTCCGCAGAATCACAAGTGATCGCATAATCATTGTACCCTTTGTCAATGATCCACTTTGCATTGTCTGCATTCGTGGTCTTGTTGACATAATGCTCGTCTATCATGTATATGCATTCCTGCGCCGGATTGTATGCCAGCCGAATGAACGCTGCCTGATCCGGGAACCATCCCCAGTCCTGTCCCTGATAGATTCTATCAAACGTGCGAATCTCTTCATCTGTGATCTCCCTGATCTCCAAATATTCAAACACGTTGCCACCGTTACCGTTTGCAATTCCAAGGTACTCATGTTCGTATGCATCCGGGTTTACCTCTTTCAGATGCTCCGCTTCGTCAAGGAACGGTTGCCCCAACCATTCCGGGGGCACATCTAAGTAGGTAGAGTGGTGTACGATCATGTTGTCCTTGGGTTCTAAGACATATTTATTCGCCCAGTTATTCGCAGTCTTGGGTGGATTGAATGACTTAAATATCCACGCTTTGTTACCGCCACGGATGGCAGACTGTGTAATGTTACGGATTTCTTCTGGCCCTGCAAACTGGTCCAGTTCCTCAAACCACAGGATAGCAATATATCCAAACTCTGGGGAGATAGACTTAATCTTCTCCGGCTCGTCAGCACCACGGAAGTATATCTTCTGGCCAGTGGCTTTAAGAGTGATCTCCAGTGGTGACTTGTGTGCATCAAATTCCTCGGTAAATCCCTGCTTGCCAATAGCCCACTTGATCTTACTGTATACGGAATCTTTCAGAGTGTTGCCTACCTTACGACATACCACAGCATGGACATCATGGTTGTTTCTCATCAACTCAATGATGATCTGCGCAATGTCAGAGGATTTTGTTCCACCTCGACCACCCTTGAATACATATTCCTGGTGCTTCTCATTTCGGATGTCACGGATCACCGCATGGAAGTTGTCGGGGATCATGTCAAGGTCTAAATGATAATGCTGATTAAGCTTTGCAATGCGCTCTGCTTCTGCCTTGGCTTCCTTGTCTTCCTGCTCCTTGATAAGAGCAGAAATAGCGTTAAATGCCTTGCTGTCACCTTTCATGGCGGACTGCATCTGCCCTGCCATCATGGCACTGGCAATGGTAATATCATCGTCATCAGACAAGCCAAATTGTCTTTTTATGGTATCTTTTGTCTTGCCTTGAAGCTGTGCATTGACCATCATCGTTGCAAGAGCAGACATGGTCTTTTTCTGTCTTCTGACCTCTCCCGACCGCTTACCGCCCATCGACTGTTCTTCGACTGATAGCTTATATCCGCCCGGTATTAAGTTCTGCTCTCGTGTCAATAGTTACTCACCCCTTACGCATACCAATTACTACCACGTTTTGATTTTCTATAATAACGCTTTCCATTTATCGTTATTTCCATTCTTCCCTCTGCTTGCGCTCTTTGTAATTGCTGTGCTAAGCTGACGTTTGCTTTTTTCTTTGCATTCTCTTTAGATCTTTGCCGCAAGCTGTTCATGTAACTATCTATTTTACCCCTATCAGATGATGCTTTATCTGCCGCACTACCAGTCATTTGTGATCTGGTTAATCTTGATCTACCAGATACATAAGGATTAACAGCCTTTGCCGCACTGTCTAAAGCATTATTTGATAATTCCTTGAGTTTTGACACAGCATCTTTTTTCTCAGAATCAGAA